GGGTTGCAACACCCGCTTTTTTATGCTTTCTTGTATAATTAGTAGTGGATGCCGTAAGGGTCCACACAACACAAACTCGCTTTTACAAGGAGCTAAGAAAAATGACAAATCTCATGCGTTATACCGCAGCGGATCTTCCTGCCCTGCTAGACCGTATAAATAGAAACAGTATTGGTCTCGACGAATACTTCGATCGTGTGTTTAAACTCCACGAAACCACATCGAATTACCCGCCATATAATCTGGTTCAAGTCAGCAACGTAGAGTCAAGGCTTGAAATCGCACTAGCAGGATTTAAAAAGGCAGAAGTCAATGTCTACACTCAAGACGGAAAACTTTTTGTCGAAGGACAAAAAGAAGATAAAGAAACAGGAACAGAGTATCTCCACAGAGGAATGGCTCAAAGATCTTTCACACGAGCATGGACCCTCTCTGACGAAACGGAAGTTAGATCAGTTGAATTTGAGGATGGGCTTTTAACTATTGATCTTGGAAAGATTGTTCCAGAACATCATCAACGTAAAGATTGGTTTTGATCCCACAACATTTTCTCTGTGATCAGTAGCGATGGTTACAGACTTTTGTATCACTATGATACATAATTGCTATATAATTATGACCTATGGAGGAGACGATGAATTTCACAACCGCCACCTTAACATTGGGAACAGCAATGACTCTTTTCTTTGGGGGAACGCTCGCCGCCGTTCTACCCTGACACTTCCTGATAAATAAAACTGAATATCGTCGGCGCTATGCCACGAGGGGTAACTGGCAAAATCCAGTTGACACCCCTCTTTTTTATGGTAGAATACTTGGAGGTAAGGACTGAAAATGACCATTAAATTATTGCTTATGAAGTCTGGTGAGGACATCATTGCAGATGTAACAGAAATGACTGTTGGTGAAGAAGAAGAACGGAGAGTTGTTGGATACTTTCTAAATAAACCTTGCATCGTTAAGATGCGTTATCCAGAATTGCTACAAGAGCAATCTGAAGGTAACAACAAAAAAGCAGGATATGAGGTTTCTTTATTTCCTTGGATGCCCTTGGCAGTAGAAGAAACAATCCCTGTGGTTGCTGATTGGGTGGTAACAATGGTTGATCCTGTTATCAAACTAAAGCAAATGTATGTCACTGATGTCGTAAATTACAAGAAAGATGGAACAAGAGAAAATAATCAAACTGATAGTTCTGACAAGCCACTTAAAGTTAATCTCGCAGGTTGAGCAAGTCGGTGCTGATATCGGTGAACCAGATTGCAAACTGACCAAGCCATACGAGGTGGTTCTGCAAGAAGATGGTAAACTATTCTTGCGCCGCTGGTTAGATGGATTCGCATCTGACGATGTTTTTATGATGAGTTCTGATAAGATTCTGACTCTTACTGAACCCACAATGCAAATTCTTGATAGTTACAAAGGTCTTGTTTAATGCGCTTCTACACTAATGTTCAATTGATCGGGAATCAAGTTTTGGTTCGTGGCGTTGACAATGGGAAGAGATATGAACATCGTGATGAATTTCTTCCCACTCTTTTTATTAAATCCAAGAAAGATTCCAAGTATAAAACATTAAGTGGAGAACCAGTAGAACCTATCAAACCAGGCAGTGTTCGTGACTGCCGCGAGTTCTATAAAAAGTATGATGAAGTTGATGGGTTTGAGATCTATGGAAACGATCGATACATCTATCAATACATCTCAGAAAAGTATCCAGAGGATGAAATCAAGTTTGACATCAGTCAAATCAAGCTTGTCACTCTGGATATTGAGGTTTCATCTGAGCAAGGATTCCCTGATGTAGAATCTGCATCGGAAGAGATTCTTGCGATCACTATTCAGGATTACAATACCAAGAAGATTACAACTTGGGGAGTCAAACCTTTTGTCAACAAGCAGCAAAATGTTACCTATCATCACTGCCCCAGTGAGTATGAACTTCTAAATCACTTCATCAATTACTGGATGGTCGATGTTCCTGATGTGGTGACTGGTTGGAACATTCAACTGTATGATATCCCATACATCTGTAAGCGCCTCAACAGGGTGCTTGGGGAGAAACTGATGAAGAGATTCTCCAACTGGGGTCTTGTAACTGAGGGTGAGATTTTTGTTCAGGGAAGAAAGCAGACTACCTTTGATGTTGGTGGTCTAACTCAACTTGATTATCTTGACTTATATAAAAAGTTTACATATAAGGCACAGGAATCATACCGTCTGGACTACATAGCTGAGGTGGAACTTGGTCAGAAGAAACTGGACCACTCTGAGTTTGACACCTTTAAAGATTTCTATACTCATGGTTGGCAGAAATTCATTGAGTATAACATTGTTGACGTGGAACTTGTTGACCGATTGGAAGACAAGATGAAACTGATTGAACTGGCATTGACCATGGCATATGATGCTAAGGTCAATTATGCTGATGTGTTCTATCAGGTCCGCATGTGGGATAACATTATCTATAATTATCTCAAGAAAAGTAACATTGTTATCCCACCAAAGATTAAAGCATCGAAAAACGAAAAATATGCTGGGGCATATGTCAAGGAACCGATTCCTGGAAAGTATGACTGGGTTGTGTCTTTTGACCTTAACAGTCTGTATCCTCACCTTATTATGCAGTACAACATCTCGCCCGAAACGCTATTGGACGAGAGGCACCCAACAGCTACAGTTGATCGAATTCTTAATGAAGAGATAAACTTTGAGTTGTATAAAGACAATGCGGTCTGTGCTAACGGTGCTATGTACCGTAAAGATGTTCGTGGATTCCTACCAGAACTTATGGAGAAGATGTATGGTGACCGTGTAATCTTCAAGAAGAAGATGCTTGCCGCAAAACAAGAATATGAAAAGACTCCTACTAAAGCATTGGAAAAAGAGATTGCCCGTTGCAACAATATCCAGATGGCTAAGAAGATTTCACTCAACTCTGCTTATGGTGCAATCGGTAATCAGTATTTCCGTTACTACAAATTGGCCAATGCGGAAGCGATTACGCTTTCTGGTCAAGTCTCTATCCGTTGGATTGAGAGTAAGATGAACCAGTATCTAAATAAACTGTTGTCTACAACTGAAGAGGATTACGTTATTGCATCTGACACAGATTCAATCTATCTTAATCTTGGACCTCTTGTTGATAAATTTTTTGCTAATAAGTCTGGCGATAAAGCAGCAGTTGTTTCCTTACTTGATAAGGTCTGTCAAGATAAACTGGAACCGTTCATCGATAAGTCTTATCAGGAGTTGGCGGATTACGTTTCGGCGTATGACCAGAAGATGCAAATGAAGCGAGAGAATATTGCTGACCGTGGCATCTGGACTGCGAAGAAGCGTTATATTCTCAACGTATGGAACAGTGAAGGTGTTCAATATACTGAACCTAAACTAAAGATGATGGGTATTGAGGCAGTTAAGTCATCCACTCCTGCTCCTTGTAGGAAGATGATTAAAGATGCTCTTAAACTTATGATGACTGGCACTGAAGATGATGTGATTACCTTCATTGATAAGTCTCGTGAGGAATTCAAGAAGATGCCACCAGAGCAGATTTCTTTTCCGCGATCTGCTTCAGATGTTGTGAAGTACAAATCTTCATCTGATATCTACATTAAAGGAACTCCTATTCATGTTCGTGGAGCTCTTCTGTTTAATCACTATATTAAACAGAATAAACTGGACAACAAATACTCTCTTATTCAAAACGGAGAGAAAATCAAGTTCTGTTATCTGAAAAAACCAAACATTTTGCACGAAAATGTTATTTCGTTTATTCAGGACTTTCCCAAAGAACTTGGAATTGACAAATATATCGACTATGACCTACAATTTGAAAAGAGTTTTGTAGAACCTCTGAAAGCAATTCTCGATGCTATTGGTTGGAATGTCGAAAAAACTGTAAACCTGGAATTATTTTTTGCCTGATGGATCTACCTATCGATGATAAAGAGCTTGCAACTATCGTGAGTGCAATGCATCTTGGCGGTGATACTGCACTGTATCAAAAACTTAAACTTGTAAAAGAAATTCGTGAGGAAAACCCTGGTGGTCCTTACAAAAAAATTCTTCGTGAAAAATATGGGATGGTTGCTTGATGGACTTCTTAAAAGAAATTGTAAAAGAGATTGGAGATGACTACACAAAACTCGCATCCGATATTGATGATACTGAGCAATATGTGGACACGGGTTCTTTCATTTTTAATGCACTGGTTTCAGGTAGCATATTTGGTGGTGTATCTGGGAATAAGATTACTGCTATTGCTGGAGAGTCTTCTACTGGAAAGACTTTCTTCTCTCTCGCTGTGGTTAAGAATTTTCTTGATTCCAACCCTGATGGTTACTGCCTCTATTTTGACACTGAGGCTGCTGTTAATAAATCACTTATAGAAAGTCGTGGTATTGACCTTACTCGGTTAGTTGTTGTGAATGTCGTAACAATTGAAGAGTTTCGTTCAAAAGCACTCAAAGCAGTAGATATATATTTAAAAAAACCTGAAGAAGATCGCAAACCCTGTATGTTTGTGTTAGACTCCTTAGGTATGCTTTCCACAGAGAAAGAGATTACTGACGCACTCAACGACAAACAAGTCCGAGACATGACCAAATCACAACTGGTCAAAGGTGCATTCCGTATGCTCACCCTCAAGTTGGGTCAAGCAAAAATCCCCATGATCGTTACCAACCACACCTACGATGTTATCGGCGCTTACGTACCAACTAAAGAAATGGGTGGAGGCAGCGGACTCAAATACGCAGCGTCTTCAATCATTTATCTCAGCAAAAAGAAAGAAAAAGATGGAACAGAAGTGGTCGGCAATCTTATCAAAGCTAAGACTGCTAAGTCGCGTCTGAGTAAGGAGAATAAAGATGTTACGGTACGTCTGTTTTACGATGAGCGTGGCCTTGATCGTTATTATGGTCTTCTTGAACTCGGTGAGATTGGCGGCCTCTGGAAGAATGTCGCAGGACGCTATGAGATTGACGGCAAAAAAGTCTATGCTAAAGCAATTCTCAAAGACCCCGAGCAGTATTTCACTCCAGAAGTGATGGAGCAACTGGATGAGATTGCTATGCGAGAATTTAGTTACGGTTCATGATCAAGGTTCTCAAGACAGGAATCAACGTTTCTAAAGTCATCGAACAACTCAAGAAATATCCACAGGACTGGGACCATCAGAAGAATCTGAAGGACTCTCAGTCCTTAGTTGATAGGGGATTTGCTGACTTGCCAGTTAGCGCACTTCAACTTATAATAGGTGGGGTCAAGCACAAGGATGACTTTGTGGGAGACTCTGAGATCAATATCAAAACACCTGCATACGCACATCACAGTGAGATCCGAAAGATCATACGTAAGCATTTTAAGAACGCAGAGATTCATCGGTGCGGTTTTCTTTCACTTCCTGTAGATGAAATTGTAGGAGCTCATATTGATGAAGGCACTTATTACCTGAGCAGAAACAGGTATCATCTTTCCATACTTGGTAGGTATCAATATTTCTGCGGCAAAGAAACTGTCATTGTAGAACCAGGAACTCTTCTTTGGTTCAACAACAAACTTCCTCACGGCACGGTGAATGTTGGTGATGAAACAAGGATAACATTCGTTTTTGATATACCACATGGACAAAGTTGAAATTCTGATTCTAAGGAATCTTTTACATAATGAGGAGTATCTTCGTAAGGTAGTCCCTTTTATTAAACCAGATTACTTTGAGGATCTTCAGCAGAAGATTGTGTTTGAAGAAATTCATAACTTTATTCAAGAATATAATGAACCAGCAACAAAGGAAATTCTTTGTATTGAAGTAGAGAAGCGTCAAGACATTAATGACACTTCTTTTCAAGAGATTACTAAGATGATTAGTTATCTTGAAGATTCTCCCACAGATTTTGATTGGTTAGTAGACACCACAGAGAAGTGGTGTCGTGATCGTGCCATCTATTTGGCACTGATGGAATCCATTGCTCTTGCAGATGGAAAAGACGATAAAAAAGGTCGTGATGCCATTCCAGGCATCCTGTCAGATGCTCTGGCAGTTTCTTTTGATACTCACATTGGTCACGATTATCTACAAGATTATGAGCAACGTTACGAGACATATCATAGAAAAGAGGAAAAAATCTCTTTTGATCTTGAATTCTTTAACAAGATTACAAAAGGTGGTCTGCCTAATAAGACTCTCAACATCGCTCTTGCTGGTACGGGCGTCGGAAAATCTCTATTCATGTGCCATTTGGCTAGCTCCGTCTTACTGCAAGGGAAAAACGTTCTCTATATCACACTTGAGATGGCAGAGGAACGAATTGCGGAAAGAATTGATGCCAACCTTCTTAATGTTCCTATTCAGGAAATAATGGATCTTCCAAAGGTGATGTTTGAGAATAAAGTAACAAATCTTGCAAAGAAGACTCAAGGCACCCTAATTATTAAAGAGTACCCTACAGCATCAGCACATAGTGGACACTTTAAGTCACTTCTTAATGAACTTGCACTTAAGAAGTCATTTAGACCTGATATTATTTTCATTGATTACCTTAATATATGTGCTTCCGAACGGTATCGCGGAAACAGCACTGTCAATTCATATAGCTATATCAAAGCAATTGCTGAGGAACTTCGAGGGTTGGCTGTTGAGGCAAACGTCCCTATCGTTTCTGCCACGCAGACCACTCGCTCTGGTTATGGTAGCAGTGATGTTGAACTTACTGATACTTCTGAATCCTTTGGTCTCCCTGCTACTGCTGATCTTATGTTTGCCCTTATTTCTACAGATGACCTTGAAGGGCTTGGACAAATTATGGTAAAGCAACTCAAGAATCGTTATAACGACCCAACTGTTCATAAGCGTTTTGTGGTTGGGATTGATCGCGCAAAGATGCGTCTCTATGATTGTGAGCAATCCGCACAGGAAGATATTCTTGACAATGGAAAGGAAGAAGAGTATACTTATGAGGAAGCAAAACCAAAGAAATCATTTGATGGATTTAAGTTCTGAAGTGGGACTAACAACACGAAAATTACAGTCGCAAATCATTGCAGGTGAACCACCACATTATTTTGAGGTAAAAAATCTTGATGGTGAGCGATATCTTCACTGTGGTATGGAACAGGATGCAAAGGCATCTTGTGAAAGGAATCCTGGATTTACTTATCATAAAGTATATCTTCCTGCCACACCAAAAACAGTTGATGTTCCACATGTTAGGTTAGCACCTGATCTTGAACTTCCTGCCCAACAAATCCTTCCAGAATCTGAACTACAACCTGTTAATCTTGAACTATGACCGTTGACACTGAAAAGTATCTTGAGTTTGTAAAGGGAGTGACCAGTGACGCAAGTCTTGACTGGCCTGTCCTTGCTGCTCGTATGAGTGAACTTGAAGTCACTGCTGATTGCAATGTCACTCAACTTCTGACCGCTGCTTTGGGTTTGACTGCAGAGTCTGGTGAGTTTACCGAAGTTGTGAAAAAGATTTTTCTTCAGGGGAAACCATATACTGAAGAAAATATCTTTCACATGAAACGTGAACTTGGAGACATCTGTTGGTATCTTGCTCAGGCATGTATGGCACTTGACACCACCTTTGATGAAGTCATTGAGATGAATGTTGACAAACTCAAAGCACGTTATCCTGGTGGAGAATTTGACGTTCACTATTCTGAAAACCGTGTGGAGGGAGACCTGTGATCCAATTTGATGACATGGAACTCATGCAACTTCAGTTTTGCATGAGTCAAACTAAGAAGATGATGTCTATGGGTGGAGAGATCCGCCGCCATGCTTCTATCACTCAAAAGATTGAAGAAGAAATGGAACGCCGCAAGAGTGCTACTGGAGCATACACTACTGAAGGTGTATTGCGTCAATTGGAAGAACAAATTGATAAATTGGAGGGAGACCTGTGATTAATATTGAAATGGATGTCCGTTCTGCGGCTGCTGTTCGTCAAGTTCTTTTTGAAGCACAAAAAGATTATACTTACGGAGATTCTTGCCCGCAACGTATTCTTGACATTCGTCAGACAATTACTGACCTTGATACTCAGATCGAAGAAGAACTGAAAAATGCTGAGACCCCTTGAGGGTCTTTTTTTTATAAATACCCATAGAAGAATATAGTAATTTTCAACGATGGATCCCAAGAAGTATAAGGAATTGATGGAAGCATACAATCAAGTCCATGCTCCTCAAGAAGTTGATGAAGCAACTGCAATGGCAAAGCGTGGTTATGATGAGGCACCCATTCGCCAGAAGATTGCTAAATCAACTGGGGGTGGTAAGGCAGCAGACAGAGCAACTGCACTTGAGAAGAAACCAACCTATGGTAATGACAAGGCTGGTAAGCAGAGATCTGACTATGCCAGAAAGCAGAGAGGAGATTTCCGTAAGACCACTTCTTCTTCTCCTGGTCTTCATGGTTATGGTCACAAGTCTGATGATCCTAAGGTAAAGGCAAAGCAAGCAGCAAGAGGAGCACAGAGAGGTGCTCTGACTCCTAATGAGAAGAAAGAACTCAATAGAGAGCAATATGAAAGACTGGAAGCAACTGGTCTTTTCACCGCAGAAGAGATTGAAAGAATCCTTGACATCATGTGTGA